AAGCTTAGCCGGCCGCAAGTTGCATACCCCAGGGGGAGCGAGGATACGTGAGACCTGGACCGAGCCCAAAACCGACGAAACTGAAGCTCCTAGGTGGCAATCCGGGGAAGCGGCCGCTCAATGATGGCGAACCGCGGTTCCGGGTGCCGGAGAGGATGCTGCGCGCGCCCGATTACCTGGACGAGGACGGCCAGGCGGTGTGGCGCGAGATGGGCAAGATGCTGCTGGACGCCGGGCTGTTCACGGTGGTGGACAGGTACGCGCTGGGAATGTGGTGCGCAAGCACCGCGCGCTGGCAGCTTTCGGAGCGGATGATTCGAGAGACGGGCGGGCCGGTGATCAAGAGTGCCGAGGGGAACCTAGTGCAGAACCCGTGGCTGTGGACGGCCAACGCGGCGTGGGAGCAGATGCGGAAACTGTTCGGCGAGTTCGGGCTGACGCCGGCGGAACGCAGCCGCCTGCGCGTGGCCGTGGTGGATGAGGAAGAGGATATCGCCGATGTGCTAGTCAGGATGGCGATGGATTCGTGACAAACGCCTTCACGTTCGAGGAATATGTGCGAGACGTGCTGAGCGGCGACCAGGTGGCCTGCCGTTGGGTGCGGCTGGCGTGCGAGCGGCATATTCGCGATCTGGAGGAAGGCGAGGAGCGCGGGCTCTGGTTCGATGAGCAAAAGGCGAGGGAGGCGATCAGCTTTTTTAGGTTGCTGAAGCACTCCAAGGGCGAGTGGGCGGGACGGCCGTTGACACTGGAGCCATGGCAGCAGTTTGTGATCGCTATGCTGATGGGATGGCGCCGTGAGGATGGCACGCGGCGATTCCGGACTAGCTACCTAGAAATTGGCAGAAAAAATGGGAAAACGACACTCGCTGCGGGGCTTGGCCTCTACCTGATGTTGGCGGATGGTGAGCCAGGGGCAGAGATTTTCTCGGTAGCGCCGCTCGATGTCGACACTCCAGTGCCCACCCTGGATGGGTGGACTACGATGGGGGCAGTAAGAGAGGGAGATACTCTCTTTGACGAAACGGGCGCTCCATGCACTGTCACATATGTAGCCCCCGTTCAACAGAACCATGAGTGCCTTGAGCTAGAGTTTGATGATGGGACCAAGATCGTTGCTAATACAGAGCATCGCTGGCAGACAGAGGTGTATTCGAGTGGGCGTAGCTTGGCGGGAAGGTCGCGAGACGAGTTCTACCATACACGCCAGGATGGCCGCACCACGGGGATCTACACGACGCAAGAGATCTTGGATTCCCTCTACTACGAATCGAAGGGACGGAAGAGCACCAACCATCGGATTCCTATAGCGGGAGTACTACAGACGCCGGAACGCTCGTTACCCATACCTCCATACACCTTGGGCGTCTGGCTCGGAGACGGAAGATCCAACCGCGGCGCTATCGTGATTCATCCGGACGATAAGGCCATCGCTGATCGAATCAAAGAGGATGGTTTCGAGATTTCGGAACACGGGGCAGAGGACAGTGACGGGCTGTTCCGATTTACGATTCTGGGACTGAGAACAGCTCTCCGCGAAAACGATCTACTAGAACGCAAGCGCATACCGGGCATTTACCTGCGCAGTAGCCCAGTTCAGCGTTTGGCATTGCTGCGAGGATTGATGGACACGGATGGCACCGTCACAACGGACGGCGAGTGTCGGTTTACCAACAGAAACAAGCGCCTCATCGATGGGGTATGTGATTTGGTCGCAAGCCTCAATATGAAGCCGCATCTAAGCGTCCGCTCCGTACTGGGCAGACCACACTACATCATCAGCTTTAAGGCATACGCGAAGCTAGTGCGGATCAGCAATCTAGAGCGCAAATACGAGAGGCAACGACGCAGGCCACATGGCAAAGGGCGTAACCACTACATTGTAGCTGCTAGGCCCGTTCCGACGCGTCCCGTGCGCTGTATCCGGGTCGATTCGCCGTCACATCTGTTTTTGGTGTCACGCGGATTGGTGGCAACACACAACACCAAGAGGGACCAGGCGCGGCTGAGCCATGGCGAGGCGACGCGGATGGCCAAAAGCTCGCCCGCGATTCGGCGGATGGTGAACGTCTACCGTGACAACATTCACATTGTAGACACCGCATCCAAATTCGAGCCACTCGGGGCCGATGCGGACACGATGGATGGACTGAACGTGCATGCGGCCCTCGTGGATGAGGTGCATGCCCACAAGACGCGGACGGTATGGGACGTGATCGAGACGGCCACGGGCGCACGGCGACAGCCGCTCATGTTTGCGATCACGACCTCGGGCTATAACAGGCAGACTCTATGCTGGCAGTTGCACGAGTACACGCAGCAGGTGCTCGATGGCGTGATCGAGGACGATTCCTGGTTTGGCATAATCTACACCCTGGACGAGGACGACGACTGGGAGGATGAGAGCCTCTGGATCAAGGCGAACCCGAACCTGGGCGTGAGCAAAAAGTGGGATGACATGCAGCGCAAGGCCGACCGCGCGCGAGAGATGCCTGCCGCCCTGAATGCATTCCAACGATTGGAGCTGGACATCTGGACTCAGGCGGAAACCAAGTGGATCCCCCTGGAGCACTGGCAGGCTTGCGGCGCGGCAGTCGATCCCGAAGGGCTCAGAGGCAGAATCTGCTATGGTGGACTGGACCTATCCACCAACACGGACGTGTCAGCGTTCGTGTTGGTTTTCCCATCGCAGGGCAACGGCGACCGATACCAGGTGATCCCGCGATTCTGGATCCCTGAGGAGGCGATGATCGAACGGAGCCGCCGAGACCGGGTGCCGTATGACGTTTGGGTGCGGCAGGGGCTGATCACGGCGACGCCGGGCAACGTGATCGACTATGCCTGGATCCTGCATCAGATCGACCTGGACGCACAGGCCTATGACATTCGTGAGGTGGCATTCGATCGGTGGGGGGCGACCAAGATTGCTACGGAGCTGATGGAGCGCGGCGGCGACGATTGGATGGTGCAGTTCGGGCAGGGGTATGTGAGCATGAGCCCGGCGATGCGCGAGATGGAGCGGCTGATCCTGGAGCACAAGCTGGCGCATGGGAACAACGCGGTCTTGACCTGGATGGCGAATAACCTGGTGGTGCGGGTGGACCCGGCGGGGAACATCAAGCCGGACAAGGAAAAGAGCATCGAGCGGATCGATGGGATGGTGGCCTTGGTGATGGCGCTGGATCGGGCGCTGCGGCACGAGCCGCCGAAGCGGAGCGTGTATGAGACGCGTGGGCTGGTGTCGGCATGAGGTGGTGGACGCGCTATCCATGCCTGCGGCGGGTGATCGTGAACACGCGCAGCGACAAGGCGTTCCGGGGGGTGCTGTGGGCCAGACGGGGCGGGTACCTGGTGCTGCGGAACGCGGAGCTGCTCAAGCCCAAGGGCGAGACAGTGGCGGTGGACGGCGAGGTCGTGATCGAGGCGGCTAACGTCGATTTTATTCAGGTGGTGCCATGACTGTCATTCAGAGTGGGATGACCCTGGTGGACATGCCGGCGGGCTGGTGGCCGCACGCGACGGGCGGTGGGTCGATCCAGCTCTATGACAGCTACAACTATGACTATGCCACGATCTACAAGCGGCAGCCCAACGTGCGGACGTGTGTCGAGTTTCTGGCGCGGAACCTGGCGCAACTGGGGCTGCACGTGTACCGACGGGTGAGCGAGACGGATCGCGTGCGGGAGCGGGATCATCCGTTGGCCCGGTTGCTGAGCCAGCCGCTGCCGCCCTCGTCCAAGATGACGCACTATCGGCTGATCGAGCACCTGGTCTCGGACATGGGGATCTATTTCAACGCCTACTGGCTAAAGCTGCGCACGCGAGGCGAGGTGACCAGGTTGCTGCGGGTGCCGCCGATCTATATGGAGGTCAAAGGCGGCCTGGTGCCGACGGCGTATGAAATGACCCTCGGCGGGGAGCTGCATAGGTTCGCGCCGGATGAGGTGGTGCACTTTCGTGGCTACAACTCTGAAAGCCCGATTGCGGGGTTGTCACCGTTGGAGACGTTGCGGCGGGTGCTGGCCGAGGAGCACGCGGCGGCGGACTATCGGGAGCACTTTTGGCAGAACGCGGCGCGGATGGGCGGGATCATCGAACGGCCGAAAGAGGCACCGGATTGGAGCGACGCGGCGCGGGAGCGGTTCAAGGCCGAGTTCAAGGCGTTGTACACGGGCTCCGAGAACAGCGGTGAGACGGCGGTCCTCGAGGAAGGTATGCAATGGAAGCAGGTGACGTTCAACGCCCAAGAGAGTGAATACCTGGCGGGGCGGAAGCTGACGCGCGAGGAGTGCGCCAGGGCGTATCATATCCCGTTGCCGATGGTGGGGATCCTAGACCATGCCACGTTCTGCCTCCCGGCGCATGTGCGCGTTTTCACTGAGGAGGGGCCACGCCCGATCGCTCAGGTGAAAGCGGGAGACCGCGTCTGGAGCCACGACGGGGAGCAGGTCGGCCTCCAGAAAGTAACCCGATCTGGACAAACGGGGGTGGATCCGATCCTGAAGATCAAAACCCAGGACCGAACCCTGGAGGCAAATGCCACGCATCCGATTCTGGTACGTCGTCTGGTGAAGGTGCCAGGCAGCGCTGATCCTGACGCGGATGCCAAGAGGCGGGCAGGGCAGTCTCGCTGGCACTATGAAGCCAAGCATGTCTATGTGCCTGCTGCCGAGATTCGACGGGGCGACATTCTGGTGACGTTGACAGAGCTGCCAGAGGGCACGCCTCAGCAGTCAGTTGCACGCATGGAGTTCTATGGTCTATTGCTGGGCGACGGCGATGTGTACCCAGACAAGGGAAGTGTTTCGATCGCACGGGCTAACGACGCGACCTACATGGATCACTATCGAGAAATCATGGTCACGGAGTTTTCCTCGTTCGGTAGGCGGGGCAATGGCACGACGCGGCTGGGACTTGCTACGGAACCGGTGAAACTCATCGAGGGCGAGAGGCAGACGCGGTTTGTGTCGGTGGTGGTAACGGAGGAGCTGGCGGCGCTGGGGCTGTGCGGGACCGCTCATACCAAGCGAGTGCCCCCCTGGGTGTTCCGGGCGACGCGCCAGGAGCGGCTCGCATTCCTGCGAGGGTATCTCGATGCGGATGGTTCGGTAGATAAGCGAGGCAAGATCAGCTTTTCCTCGTGCAGTCCAGATTTGATCGAGGATATCCGGCACCTGTGTATGAGCGTCGGCGTACCCGTCAACAATGCGTATCACCGAGTAGGGGAGACCACTCTGCCGACCGGCGCAATTGGGCATGTGGACCAATGGACGATTACGTGCTCGGACGCAAAGGCCAACCGGATGATCGGCTCGCATGATCCGCGATACCAAAAGCGCTTGGCCAGCGGCAAGGGCTGGGGACCGAAGGCCAAAGAGTATCCGTATGCGCGCGGCAAACGGTCTAGCCCCCCAGCAGGCTGCGGCTATTCGAGAGTGGTGGACGTGGAGCATCTGCCAGCGGAGCCTATCTATGATATCGAGGTCGAGGGGACGCACAACTTTATCGCAGCTGGTGTGGTCGTGCATAACAGCAACATCAAAGACCAGCACAAGAGCCTGTATCAGGACACCCTGGCGCCGTGGTGCATGATGATTCAGGAGGATATCGACCTCCAGCTCAAACCCGACTTTGCCGATAGCGCCGCGCTGTACCTGGAGTTCAACCTGAAGGAAAAGCTGCGCGGGAGCTTTGAGGAACAGGCGCAGAGTTACCAGAGCGCGGTGGGGGCGCCGTGGATGACGCGCAACGAGGCCAGGGCGCGAGAGAACCTGCCGAGCATGGGGCCAGAGGGCGATGCGCTGGTGACGCCGCTGAATGTGTTGACGGGCGGGATGGCGAGCCCGAGGGACGCGGCGCCCAAGGGCATCGAGGGCGGGAACGATGCCGCCAGGGCAGGGCCTGCCGTGCCTCTACTGGGAGATGGTAGGAAGGCGGACGATGACGCGACGCCGGACGCGGACCTGGCGCATCTGTGGCGGCATCGACGGCATGTGGCGCGTTGGCAGGAGCTCTTGGAGCGGTATTTTGGCCGGCAGGCCAAGGCGATTCTGACGCGGATCCAGGCCGAGCTGCTTTCGGTGGAAAGCGCGTGGGATGATGAGGATCGCTGGAATCGCGAGCTAGCCGATGATCTACTGCCACTGTACACGCTGACCGCCGAGGCGTGGGCGGCGTGGGTAGCGGAGCGATATGGGATCGAAACGCCGGCTAGCGATCAACGGATGCAGCCTTGGTTGCGCGAGCGGGCCCGGATCGCAGCGGAATCCATCAACGCAACCACGAGGCAGCAAGTGGGAACGGCCTTGCTGGCCGGAACCACGGCAGGTTTGGCGGTCAGTGAGATCCGGGAAAAGGTAGCGCACGTGTTCGAGGTGGCCCAGAGCGCGCGGGCGGCCGAGGCGGCCACGGCTGGGGTGACGGGAGCGGCTAACTTTGGGGCGACCGAGGCGGCCAAGGCAGGCGGACTGCGCACCAAGACTTGGCGGGTGAACAGCAATAACCCGAGGGATACGCACGCGGCCCTGAATGGGGTGACGGTGGGACTATACGATCGCTTTCCTAACAACGCCCTCTGGCCTGGCGATCCTACGTTGCCGGTCGACGAACGGGCTAACTGCCAATGCAGTGTTGTTTTTGGGACTTAGATAGATGCTAAAGCACTGTTCGCGGTGTGGACGTAGAAAGCCGACAACGGAGTTTGGTAAGCGCTCGCGTGCTAAGGATGGCCTACATCCCTGGTGCAGAACGTGTGCGCGAGAGTATAACCGCGAGCGCTACCGCAAGCATGCGGACAAGATAAAGGAAGATGTGCGAGCGTACCGTCGACGGAATGCCGAGGCAGTTAGAGCGCGCGATCGCGCGAGGTATCAGCGGAATAAGGAGAAGCACGCCGCATGGTGGCAGCAATACTATGCAGAGCATCGAGAGGAAATCCTGGAGAGGCAAGCGTCGTACAACTATCCGCGATCACAGAAACGCGTATACGAGGCCAGGTACCGAGAGACTCACCAGACACAAAGGCGAACAGCTGGGCGACACTACTATCATAGTCTGCCTCTTGAGGAACGGCGCAAGAAAGCAATCCGGTCGGCCCATGTGCGACGTGCGCGGAAACGGGGATCTGCTGTGGTGCCCATGACGCAAGAGGCAATCGACCAGAAGATGGCCTACTGGGGGAAACAGTGCTGGGTATGTGGCGCGCCCATGGAGGCAATCGATCACGTCAAGCCGTTGTCCAAAGGCGGCCCGCACGTCTTGGCGAATCTCAGGCCGATCTGCCATAGCTGCAACGGTAGGAAGGCAAACAAGTGGCCTCTTGCTGCGGCCATGTATGTGGAGAGGTAAAGGGATAGGGCAGAGGCCATAGAGCTCTTGATGACAAGCGAATAGCTACCGGGGTGCTGGCACCCTAGCGGCGCACATTTTCGATCAGCGGGGAGGGATCCCTACCGGTCGGGAGGTGCGCCGCTTTTTGTGTTTCGGGACAGAGAGCCGGGAACGGCGCAGGGCCAGGAGGTGAGACATGACCGAGAGGAAAGAGTTTCGGGCGCCGATCGCGCTGAAAGAGGCGGATGGCCAGGAAGGCACGTTCGAGGCGGTCTTTGCCACGTTCAACGTGGTGGACCGCGATGGGGACGTGACCAAGCCAGGGGCGTTCCGGGACGGGCAGAAGGTGCGCATCTCGGCCTGGGGCCACAACTGGGGCGTGCTGCCGGTGGGCAAGGGCGTGATCCATGCCGATGACGAAAAGGCCTGGGTGGATGGGCGGTTCTTCCTGGACACCGAGGGCGGGCTGGACACCTACCGCACGGTAAAGGGGCTGGAGGAGCTGCAGGAGTGGTCCTACGGCTTTGACATTCTGACGAGCGCGGAGGGTGAGTTTGACGGGGAGCGCGTGCGGTATCTGGAGAGCCTGGATGTGTATGAGGTCTCGCCGGTGATGCTGGGGGCTGGAATCGGCACCCGCACCACCGGTATCAAAAGCTCGGCGGCGGACGCCGAGGGGGCGAACGCGGACGCAGATGACGAGGCCGACGGATCCGAAGGGGAGGCCGGAGACGGTAACCCGAGCGGAGGGGAGGCGGAGTTGGTGCGGATCGGGCTCGACCTGGACCTGATGGCGTTGGAGGACTAAGGCGCCAGACAGGGCGCCGACAATAGGAGATGAGAAAGTGGAGAAGCTGAAAGAGCAGTTGCGAGGGACTCTGGTCAAGGCGCGCGACATCGCGGCCAAGGCGGAGGCGGAGGATCGGGCGCTGACCGCTGAAGAGCGGCAGCAGATCGAGGGGTACGTGACCGAGGCGGCCGGGCTGAAGGGCAAGATCCAGCAGGCCAAGGACGACGCCGAGATGATGAACCAGATCAACGCGCTGGGCGCTGGTCTGGCTCTGGATGGCGGCGAGGCAGCCCCCAAGCTGGCTAAAGGCGTCAGCATGGGCCAGCAGTTCGTTTCGAGCGAGGCGTGGAAGGCGTGGCTGAATCGGTTCCCGGGCGGCCGGGTGCCGGCGTCGGCCAAGGGCATCATGTCGCCTCCGGTCGAGTTCAAGGACTTGCTGAC